TGTTATAAACATAATAATATAAATCAAATAGTGGAGTTTATAAAATAATGAGTAAAAAATTAATGTATATAAATGAATATAAACAATTATTAAATCCGAATGGTTTTAAAAGATTAAATAAAAATAAAAATTTATCTAAATCACAACTAAAACTTTTGAGATTAAAAAGAATATTTATAGAGCAATGAAAATGCAAGATAGACACATTCAAATTGTAAATAAAAACAATTCTTTAGATTTTGATATAATTTTAAGAGTTGATAGTAAACGAAAAAAATTTACTGCTATAGATATTTTTGATTATACAAATCAGGAAATTATACAAACAATTATTATTAAGGATTCTTAAAAATGAATGAAAATGAATTAAAGCTTTTATTAAAAATTAATTCTCAGCCAGCAATTGTTACAAAGTTGTTAACTGAAAAATACGGCTATACATTAGCGCAACTACAACTCATGAGAAATAAAAGACTACAAACTAAATTATAGTTTGAAATTATAGTTTAAATGGCACTGATGAGAAATAAAAATTTCGAAAAGGGGAGATCGTTAAGGTCTCCTCTTATGTCATTAACTAAAAAAAGGGGTAACATATGACTAAACACTATAAAATATATAAAAGAACTGTCCACGAGGATAGAGGAATCTATATAAGCTTTGGCACTCAGGAAGATGTCAAAGATTGGAAAGAGGAAGAGCAAGAATGGATCGAGGAGGATCTGTGTGTTGATGCAGATACCATTGAGGAATTAAAAATAACCTCAACTGATCCAAACATTGGTAAAATATTAAATGTAATTAACGATAACATTGATGAATTGAAAGGAAAAAGTTATGACTAAAGACTTATTTGATTCACAAATATGTGTAGAGTGTGGTGAACCCTGCCACTTTGGTAGTGGTAGGTTTGTTAACAGATACCCTCGAGATGATGGTGATGTCGAGGGTTGGGTATGTGGTTTCTGTGCAGTAGAAATTGATGCCATGATTGAGGAGATGAGAGATAGTTAACCAAAAAAAAGAGCTAGGCGAGTAACTAATTCTCCTAGCTCTAAGGAGGTTATAACATAATACTTATGAGAAACAAAATAATATTAATACTTATGAGAAATAAAAAGGAGTAAATAATGCCAATATTAGTACAATATAAAATCATTGATGGTTTCAATGAATACAATGACTATGTCATTCATCAAGATGATGTTGATGTAAAAGATGATCAAGAATTAATCAGGGATGTGTTTCCTGATTCTCTACCTGATGACAATGGTGGTGAGCAAGATGACTATAGAAAAATAGAAGTTGTGTATGCCAAAAGCATAGGGATAAAACACGCAGAGTTTTTGCAAGAATGTTTTATAGCTTTCCCTTTTGGTGGTAAAGAGTGGCTACGACAGTTAGCAACTAAAAAAAGGAGTGAGTAATGAAACACGATAAAAAAGAATTAATGTTATGTTTATCTGAAGTTTGGGATGTCTTATATATGGCAAGAGAAGATTGCATTTCTCAAGGTATTGATAGCAATGATGAACAATGGCATGAGGTAAGACGTGCTATGAATAAAATACATAAAGCATTGAATATTAAACACGAGGAAATTTTTAATGCTATCAAGCCAGAGGATGTGTGAAATGAGAGTAAAAGACCTTATAAAACAATTACAAAAGTGTGACCCAGATTTATATGTGGGTTGCTATATGGATAATGGAGACATATTAGACATAGAAAGTGTTGATAATTCTATGGATGATAGAATTGATTTAAATGTAACACAAGTAGAAAGAGATGATGGAGAAACTAATAAGAAACAAAATGAAAGGCAAGAGGATGATCAAGTATATTGGTGCTGACTCTGACACAAAAATCATTTGCTGCCAAAAGGCATCTTGTGATAGCTTAACACTAATGAGAAATTTCTCGGTTGGGTTCAATTCCCACCACCTCTACCATGTGATACTAGTCTTATAGAGAGGAGCATTTGTGGGAGTAATATTTAGAGGAAACAAGTGGATTGCTGATTGTTTTCTTGGTAAAGATCACAAGCCACAGAGAATAAGGCCAGTGTTTGTAACACAAAGTGAAGCTAAGTTATTTTATGCTGAAGTGATGCATTCACTAGAAAAAGGTTTACCTATACCAACTGGTAAAAAGGTAAAATCTATATACACTTTAGAGAACTTATTTTCTGACGTACATAAACGATTTTATGAGCATGAAATAAAACTAAATAGTTTTTCTAAGATGAAACTTATAATGGATATTTTAGGTAAGAACTTACCAGTAAGCTGCATAAAGTATAAGCATCTTGAAGAAGTAAGGGACTATCTCACAGAACAACGTAAGGTTTCTAATGCAACAGTTAATAGATACAATGCAGTTATGAGCAGGTCTTTTAGATATGCAGTCAAGATAGGTGCATTAGATCATCAACCTAAACTCGAACAACTTAAAGAGGGGAAAGGTAGACTTAGTTTTTTATCTGATGATGACGAAGCAAAAATCATAAAATTTCTTGACCAGTGCAACAAAGAGTTCTCTGACTTTGTAGTATTTCTAATTGACACTGGATTACGTTGGAGAAGTGAAGCTCTCAAAGTTTCTTTTAAAGACTTAAACGAAAAAGATAACTCTATGATTGTCTATGGTAGTAAGAATGATTTAGAGAGGACTGTTTATTTGACTGATAGAGCTACAAGTATACTTAAGAAATACAATAGGTTTATTTTTAAAGACCATCAGGTTAGAGCTTGGTGGAATCGAGTAAGGATTCATTTAGATAGAAATGATGAAGATTTTGTACCACACATTTGCCGACACACTTGTGCATCTAGACTGGTACAAAAAGGTGTACCATTGACTGTGGTTATGAAATGGATGGGTCACAAATCCATGCAAACAACTCTACGTTATGCTCACTTGTGTGATAAGAATTTAGAGCAAGCAAGAGACATATTACAGTCTACTAAAGTGGTGACACTAAAGTGACACGATTTGGTGACATAGCGACATTGGCTACTCTGAAAGCCACAGTGAGCAAGGGTTGATTTTATGCAAAGGATTCAAAATCTTAAGCATCTTCCCTGCACCTTGGCATTCTTTAATTTCCTTCCTAACAAAATAGCCTTGTCTCTATGTCAACCGATGGTTTTAATGCCTATGTGGTTGTATTTAATGTCAGTTATAAGGAGTAGTAATGGCAGATAAGATAAAAGAGCAAGTAAACCTTGAGGAACAAATAAACTTAGAGCTTGAGAGTCGAGTGCTAGGCATCAACAGATATGAGAAAAACAACGAAAAGAAAAAAGACAGAGGTCAGGAAGCAACTACAGATTATGCAAAGTATTTAGTTAAACATTACATAAAACCAGTGGCTGATAAACTTGATGAGTATATAGCCAATGAAAAAGCAAAGAACAGTCCAGTGCTAAGAGCACAAGCTATTGAGAACTTACAATTAATAGAACCTGATAAAGCAGCAATTATTACACTGAAGACTTTACTTAACAATGCAACTAGAAGAAAACCTGCTACATCTACATTTATAAAAATTGGCAAACACATTTTAGACGAAATAAATTGTGAAGCTATGGCAGAACAAAACCCAGAATTGTTTGATAAAATTTATGCTGATCTGAAAAGTAGAAATGCAGGATACGAGTATAGTCGTAGAAAATATTTAGAAGCATCACAAAGGGATGGCCTACAAAGAATAGAATGGACTGTTAAAGATAAACTCAGAGTTGGTAGAACTTTATATGTCATAGTAGAATTAGTAAGTGATTTATTCTCAGAGTTAGATTTTAGAAAAGGTAAAAAGGTGCAAAAATTTATTAGTCCAACTGATAAATGTATTAAATGGATTAAGGAGAAAAAGCTCAGAGGATCAATACTACATCCTGAAAGATTACCGACAGTTGTAATACCAAAATTATGGCAGTCACCTTATGGAGGTGGTTATTACTCTAATCATCTACCACCACTTACTGTAGTAAAAACTAAAAACAATAAATATCTGCAAGAGTTAGCTGAGAAAGATATGACTGGTGTATATGACTCTATAAACATCTGTCAGGAAACACCTTTTGTTATAAATAGAGAAATACTAAAAGTACAAAAACATTTTTGGGAGAAAGGTCATACTGTTGGATCAGTTCCTGGTGATTTGAAAGATGAAAAACCAATCAAGCCAAGTGAAGAGTCATTAAAAAATAAAGATATTCTTAGAAAGTATAAAGCTCAGATGGTTGTATGGTATGGTGAGGTGGAAAGGCATAAATCAAAGCAGATACAATGTGCAAAAACATTTGAGTTAGCTGACAAGTTCTATAACTATAAGTTTTACTTTCCTTATCAATTAGATTTTAGAGGTAGGCTATATGCAACCACTGCCTTTTTAAATCCACAAGGTGCTGACTATCAAAAAGCATTACTTACATTTGCGAATGCAAAACCATTAGGTGAGAAAGGTGCATGTTATCTGGCAATACATGGCTCTAATTGTTTTGGATATGATAAGTGTTCTTTTCAGGATCGAATAGATTTTGTTGAGGAACACAATGATAAAATAAAAGCATCGGCAGAAGATCCTTACAATAATAAGTTTTGGATGGATGCTGATGACCCTTGGCAGTTTCTTGCTTTTTGTTTTGAATGGAAAAATTTTTTAGACCAAGGTATAGAATATAAAAGTTCACTTCCAGTATCTATGGATGCAACATGTTCAGGTCTCCAACATTTTAGTGCATCAATACGAAGCTTGGTTACTGGCAAACAAGTTAACATGATACCAAGTGAAGTGCCTGCCGACATTTATCAAAAAGTCGCAGACAATGTGATACTGAGATTGCAAAAAGAAGAAAACCCTTTTGCTCAGAAGTGGTTAGACTTTGGTGTTGATCGAAGCATAGCTAAGAGACCTACCATGACAATATGTTATGGCAGTAGACAATATTCCTGGACTGACTTTGTAAATGAAATAGTTCAGAAAAGAAAAGAGAAAGGTCACATGCATCCTTTTGGTGATGAGCTATTAAAAGCTTGTAGTTACCTTGCAAAAATTATGTGGCAAGTGGCCAGTGATGTCATTGAAGCTGCATCTAAGGTAATGAAATGGTTACAAGATGTAGCACGAATTGCAAGCTCTGAGGGTATTCCGATAGTGTGGTATACACCTATGGGTTTTCCAGTGCAACAAGCTTACGAAAACTACAAGCCATTACAAATACAAACAAAATTGATGGGAAAAGTTTTTAGACCACAACTTAAAGTTTCAAATGAGAATCTTAATAGTAAGTGGGATAAAAGAAAACAAGCAGCAGGAGTTTCACCTAACTGGGTGCATGCTCTTGATAGTTGCCATTTACAAATGACTTTATGCACTGCTTTTGCAGAGGGTATAAAAGATTTTGCTATGGTGCACGATAGTTATGGAACACTAGCTGCTGATGTAGAACGTCTTGGTGAATGTTGTAGAGCAACTTTTGTTGATATCTACAAGAGCCATGATGTGTTAATTGATTTTAGGAATGACATTATTTCAATGCTTCCTGAATCAAAAAAGGATGAAGTTCCGATGCCACCAAAAAAAGGAGATCTAATTATAGATCAGGTATTAGAATCTGAGTTCTTTTTTTCATAATAACTAATCCACATAGGTATTAAATCTATGTGTTGCTACTTTTAGAAAGGAATAGATATGGCAAATAAATTTGAACAAATAGTTACCGACATCGGTATAGCAAGATACCCTTGGCTTAACTACCCAGACGATCAATATTCAAATCCTGGTGAATACAAGCTTGGTTTGATTCTTACTAAAGAACAAGCAGCTCCACTTATTAAAAAAATAGAAGATACTGTTGCTAAAGCTAAAGAGCTCGGTAAGGGTAAGAAAGTATCACCAAATAACTTACCATACAAAGATGAGCTAGACGATCAAGAGCAACCTACTGGTAATTTTATTTTCAACTTTAAACAAAAGTCAAAAATTAATATGAAAGATGGATCACAAGTTGATATCAAGCCAGTTGTTGTTGATTCCAAAGGTCGCAAGCTAACTAATGAACAAATTTGGGGAGGAACAAAGTGTAAAGTTAGTGCTTTGTTAATTCCTTACCTAGCAGGTAGTAATTATGGATGCACGATGAGATTAAGAGCAGTGCAAATAATAGAGTTAGTTTCAGGTAAAGATGGAGATATGGGTAGTCATGGATTTAAAGAAGAAAAAGGTTATGAAGCACCTGATACAGATTCAACCACAGAGGAAGATAAAGTATCAGAGGAAACAGACGATTTCTAGTCCGAGAAAATTTAGAAGTGGTTTGGAGAGAGAGATTGCAAGTCAACTATGTCAACAAAGAATTAAGTTTGAGTATGAAACACTTACAGTTAAATACTCCAAGCCAACCTCTAAATATACACCAGATTTTATTTTACCTAATGGAATTATCATTGAAGCTAAAGGACAATTTGTGTCGAGTGATAGATCAAAACATAAGCTTATTAAAGAGCAACATCCTGATCTTGATATACGATTTGTGTTTAGTAACTCAAGAACAAGAATCGGAAAGAAAAGCAAAACAACTTATGCCATGTGGTGTGATCGGTTTGGTTTTAATTTTTCTGATGTCTCTATTCCTGATGCATGGATCAGAGAGCCAAAACAACAACAACGTATTAAAGCTATAAGGAGATGCTTAGATGACAGAAAGAAGAAAAACTAATTACATTGTGGTGCACTGCACTGCCACTAAACCTGAAATGGATATTGATGCTGAGTGGGTTAGAAAAATTCACAGAGGTCAAGGGTGGTTAGACATAGGATATCATAAAGTTATTAAAAGAGATGGCACTATAGAAAATGGTAGAGATATTAATGCTATTGGTGCTCATGTAAAAGGGTACAACTCCCAAAGCATAGGTGTAGCTCTTGTTGGTGGAGTTGATAATGATTTAAAAGCTGAAAATAATTATACAGACGAACAGTTTTCTGCATTACAAATGTTACTTCTTAGTCTTTCAAAAGACTTTCCTGATGCAGAAATTGTTGGGCATTACAATCTAGATGATAGAAAAGAGTGTCCATCATTTGATGTAAAAAAATGGGTAGGTCACAATGTCGATTTAAATGTTACTCCTCCCTCAGATGTTGAAATCTAACTCACATTTTTTACATCATTCACCATGTCCAAAGTGTGGAAGTAAAAACAACCTAGCAGTTTATTCTAATGGTAGTTTTTGTTTCACACCTGGATGTGGTCATCAAGGAGAGCAGTATATGGAAAAAGAATTAGATAAAAAATTTTTTGATGGTGAAATAAAAGCATTAAGTAAAAGACATATTACTGCTGAGTCATGTGATAAGTTTGGTTACAAAGTAGGTAAGGAAAATGGTAAATCTTTTCAAATTGCCAACTACTATTTAAATAATAAAGTCGTTGCACAAAAACTTAGATACCCAAACAAACAGTTTAAATTTATAGGTGACACTGACTCTTGTTTGCTCTATGGCGAATGGCTCTGGAGGCAGGGTGGGAAGATGATTACTGTGGTTGAGGGTGAGCTAGATTGCATATCACTGTCTCAGTGTTTTAACCATAAGTATTCTGTTGTCTCAGTACGAAGTGCAAGTTCAGCCAAAAATGATATTCGCAAATCACTAGAGTTTCTTAATAGTTATGAAACTGTTGTTTTTCTTTTTGATATGGATGAAGTTGGACAACAAGTTGCACACGATTGTGCTCAACTTGTAGCTCCAGGAAAAGCAAAAATAGCTCGCATATCAGAAAAAGATCCTAATGACATGCTTGTAAAAGGTAAAGTAAAGGAGTTGCTTGACTCGATTTGGGAAGCTAAAACATTTAGGCCTGATGGTATAGTAGATGGTCGAGACCTGTGGGATATAATTAGTAAAAAAGAATTAGTTTATAAAGCAGACTATCCTTATAAAAAATTAAATGAAAAAACAAAAGGACTTAGGTGTGGAGAACTTGTTACAATTTGTGCTGGTTCAGGAATAGGTAAATCATCTTTTGTTAGGGAGATAGGGCATAGTCTTATTAAAGGAGGGGAAAGTGTTGGATTTATCATGCTGGAAGAAAGCATTAAAAGAACTGCACTCGGTCTTATTGGCATTGAAATCGAGAGACCCTTACATCTTGAGTGCAATGTTGTTCTTTTTAATGACTTGGTTGATCCTTACAATCGTACTGTCGGTTCTGGGAGAGTTTATTTTTACGACAGTTTTGGTGCTACTGAACTTGACAACTTACAGTCAAGGATTAGATATTTTGCACAGTCATGTGGATGTAAGTTTATTATACTGGATCATTTACACATTGCTCTTTCCACTAATTTACAAACTGATGAAAGGAGATTAATTGATAACTTTGTGACCAACCTAAGAACATTAGTACAAGAGCTAAACATTTGTTTGTTATGTGTATCACATTTAAATAGACCTAAATCAGACACTTCTTTTGAAGAGGGTAAAAATATTTCTCTTACTAACCTTAGAGGTAGTCATAGTATTGCTCAACTATCAGATATGGTTCTAAGTTTAGAACGAAACCAACAATCTGAAAACTCAAACAGGACTACAGTGCGAGTTTTAAAAAATCGTTTTACTGGCGAGACTGGAACATGTGGCCACTTGATATACAACCCTGAAACTGGAAGACTGTTAGAGGATGCTAATGATGACTACTGATGACAATGTTTATAACTTAGGTAAGACTATTGAACGTGCAATAAAAAAAATAAAAAAAAATGGTAAGCCATTAGTCCTTTATGCACCTGATGTTGTAAGTCAAATACACATGCAAGATTTACTAGATGAGATTGCAGAAGAGTATGAAGAAGTTGAAAAAATAATTGTTAAAGTAAGGAGTGTGCACTAATGAAATGTTGGCATTGTGGAACTGAATTAATTTGGGGTGGTGACCATGATTGTGAGGATGACTCAAGATTTTTAATAGAAACAAACTTAAGCTGTCCAAATTGTGATTCATTTGTACTGGTTTATCTACCAAAAGACTAATGATTATATTTGATATTGAAACAAATGGACTGCTTGATGACTTGGACAAAGTTCATTGTCTTGTTTTAAAAGATACATCTACAAATAAGGTTGAAACTTATACTGACAATATTCAAGATGGTCTTAAAAGATTGGAGCAAGCTGACTGTATTGTAGGTCACAACATAATTAAGTTTGATTTACCTGCATTAAAAAAAGTATATAACTTTAATTACAAAGGTAAGGTTAGAGACACTCTAGTCTTAACTCGTTTAATCTGGTCAGATATCAAAGAACGAGATTTCCAGACAAAAGATTTTCCGACAAAGCTAATTGGGAGACACTCATTACAAGCTTGGGGTGTTAGATTAGGAAACACTAAGGGAGACTACACAGGATCTTGGGAACAATTCAATGATGAGATGTTATCATATTGTATTCAAGATGTTCATGTCACTGACTCCCTTTGGAAAAAGATTTGTGAAAAAAAATATAGTGAGGAATCAATAGAGCTTGAACATAGATTAGCTGAAATAATTTATCAGCAAGAGTGTAATGGTTTTAAATTTAATACAACTAAAGCTCAACGATTGTATAGTGGGCTTGCTGCAAAAAGAGAAAGTTTAAAACAAGAACTTAAAGATTCTTTTCCTGACTGGGAAGTAAGGACACCTTTTATACCAAAAGTAAATAACAAAAAACTAGGGTACAGAAAAGGTATACCAACTGAAAAAGTTCAGGTTATAGAATTTAATCCAAGCTCAAGAGATCATGTTGCAAACAGATTAATAAATCTTAGAGGATGGAAACCTAAACAGTATACAAATGATGGTAAGCCAAAAGTAGATGAAGATGTTTTAAAAAGTTTACCATACCCTGAATCAAAAGTTCTTGTTGAATATTACACAATAGAAAAAAGAATAGGACAGTTAGCCGAGGGAAGACAAGCTTGGTTAAAACTTGTTAAGAATAATAGGATTTATGGAAGTGTAAATACTAATGGAGCAGTAACAGGTCGAGCTACTCACAGTCATCCTAACGTAGGACAAGTCCCTGCTACTACTGTTGCTTATGGTAAAGAGTGTCGAGAATTATTTACTGTAGATGATGAAAATGTTTTAGTTGGGATTGATGTATCAGGATTAGAGTTAAGATGTTTAGCTCATTTTATGTCTCGTTATGATAATGGAACTTACATAAAAGAAGTTTTAGATGGAGACATACACACTGCAAACCAAAAAGCAGCAGGCTTAGACACACGAGCACAAGCTAAGACTTTTATTTATGCATTAGTATATGGTTGTGGTGCAGCTAAGATGGGAGAGATACTTGGTAAAGACGTAAAGGCAGGAAAGAAAATTATTTCTGATTTTATGAAAAGAACACCAGCACTCAAAAGATTAATAGAAGACGTTCAACAAAAAGCAACTAAAGGTTACATCAAAGGTCTTGATGGTAGGCAGCTAAAGATTAGGTCAGCTCACAAAGCTCTTAATACTTTACTGCAATCATCAGGAGCATTGATTTGTAAACAGTGGATTATAGATGTCCACGAATTAATCCATCAGCATAACCTAGACTGCAAACAAGTAGCATGGGTTCACGATGAAATACAAATTGAAACAAGAAAGGAGCATGCTGATGAGCTTGGAAAACTCGCAAAGCAAGCAATCCGAAACTCGGAGAAAAAGTTTAACTTCCGATGTGAGTTGGATTGCGAATACCGAGTGGGAAAAGATTGGTCTCAAACACATTAGTCCTCAACGTAAAGGAGATATAGCAGAGCATCATTGTATAGTTTGGCTATGGTCAAAAGGGTTTGAGGTGTTTAAAAATAGTGGTCAATCTGGAGCTGTTGATTTAATAGCACTAAATGTAAAATCTGGTGAATTGTTATTAGTTGATGTTAAGAGTTACAAAGATGGAAGGTTATCCTCAAGAACTCCAACACAAAAAAAGCTTGGTGTTAGATACCTACATTATAATCCTCATACAAAAAAGATAAGGTTTATTAAACATAAATCTATCCACAAAGGTATTAAATGACAACATTATTAATTGATGGAGATATCTGTGCTTATCAATATTCCTCTGCAAGTGAGCATGAGGTTGACTGGGGTGAAGATGTCTGGACACTTTGGAGTGACCGAAAGGAAGCTTCTAGTCTAATAAAACAATATGTAGATCATTTGCTTGAAGCAACTAAAGCCGACAAAGTTGTTTTTGCTTTTACTGATAAGGAAAACTTTAGAAAAAAGATTAATCCTAATTACAAAGTAAATAGAAAAAAAATAAGAAAACCTGTCTGCTACAAAGCATTAGTTAACTGGATTACAGATAATTATAAAACTTATGTAAGACCTGAACTTGAAGCTGATGATGTATTGGGAATTTTATCTACACATCCTACTCTTATTAAAGATAAGAAAATTGTCGTATCTGAAGATAAAGACCTAATGACTATTCCAGGATTGTTATGGAAAAGTGGCCAACTACACGAGATAGGTGAAGAAGTAGCTGACTACAACTTTCTTAAACAGACACTGACTGGTGATGCAACTGATGGCTATTCAGGTGTACCAGGCATAGGAGCTGTAACTGCTGATAAAATTTTAACTAAGGAATGTTCTTGGCAAGCTGTTTTAGATTGTTTTGCAAAAGCAAACTTAGATAAAAACGAAGCCTTGTTGCAAGCTCGCATGGCTCGAATCTTACGAGCTAGTGATTACGATTTTAAAAACAAACAAATAAAACTATGGAGTCCAAATGTATTATGATATTGCGAAAGCATTAAAAGAAGAAAAAGATAAAGCAATTAATCCTGACCATTATAGTCAGCACAAAATTCAACCAATAAATTTTATACTTGCTAACGAACTAAGTTTCTGTCAGGGCAACGTAATTAAATATATATGTAGGTATCAAGACCGAGGGCACATTGAGGATCTTAAAAAAGCTAGAGCTTATATTGATTTTCTAATTGCAGATGAAGAAAAGCTTAGAGAAGAAGCAGGTGTGTCATGAAGTGGGTCTTAATATTGTTTTTAATTACTGGTGAAGAAAAAGTTTATGGTGGTGTTGAGAAGTGTGAAATTAACCACATCACAAATATAATAAATGAATATATAGATGAAACATTAACTCATCCAGAAATGATTCAAGGGTGGGGGTGTTACGATAAGAAAACTTTTTTAATCAGACAAAATGCTAGAAAAAATCTTGGGTTAGATGTTTGATTGGTTTATCGTCACTTTGTGGTTTGAGTTAAATAACAAGCTTTACATAAAGCACTATCCTAATCAATTAGTTTCAGACTGCAAGTCAGCAGTTATTGAACTTATAGAAGTGTACGAAGAAAAATATCCTCTAAGAAAACTTAGAGCAGTTAAATGTAACGAACCATCAGTCTGGTTCAAAAAATACAAATTAAACAAGTGGGAAATATTTAAAGAAAAGGAGAACAACTAGATGGTATCTACGAGAGCAGAAGTTATTACAAGAAGAACTTATAATCGACCATTAGATAATGATAAATTTGAAACATGGGAAGAAACTATAAGCAGAGTTATTAGTCATCAAAGATGGTTATGGATTAGAGCTAAGAAACATGACTTAAATTATCAAGAGGCACAAGAACTTATTGAATTAAAAAAGTTACTTCTAGAAAGAAAAGTATCTGTAGCTGGTAGAACACTATGGTTAGGGGGGACTGAGGTCTCTAAAAAAAGAGAAGCTTCTCAGTTTAATTGTAGCTTTCTAAGAGTAGAAACAGTTTATGATGTGGTTGATGCTTTCTGGTTATTGCTTCAAGGATGTGGTGTGGGTTTCCAACCAGTTACTGGAACTTTAAATGGATTTCAAAAGCCTATTCATAATGTTGAAATCATCCGAACAAAAAGAAAAACGAAAGGAGGTAGAGATGATAATATTGAATCTTATGACAAAGATAAAAAGCTTTGGAAAGTTAGTATTGGGGATAGTGCCGAAAGTTGGTGCAAAGGTCTTGGAAAACTTCTTGCTGGTAAGTACGACTGTGAAAAACTGGTTATTGATTTCTCTGAAATTAGGCCAGAGGGTTCAAGACTCTCAGGTTATGGTTGGATTTCGCAAGGCGATAAACTTTTGTCAAAAGCATTTTTACAAATCGTTGACATACTTAATAGGAGGTCTGGTAATCTTCTTAGCCATTTGGATATTCTGGACATTATTAATTGGGTAGGAACTGTACTATCAAGTAGACGATCAGCAGAGATATGCTTATTAGATTATAATAGTCCTGAGTGGGAAGATTTTGCTAAAGCTAAGAAAGACCATTTCAATGACAACCCACAAAGAAGTCAATCTAATAACTCATTAGTGTTTCATCAAAAACCTACAAAAGCAGAACTACATTATATATTTAAATTAATGGAAGAAGCTGGTGGTTCAGAACCTGGATTTATAAATGCTGAAACAGCAAAAAGAAAAGCAGCATGGTTTAAAGGACTCAACCCCTGTGCAGAAATACTTTTAGGTAACAAAAATTTTTGTAACTTAGTCGAGTGTGATTTAGGAAAATTCAATGGTGACTGGGAGGGTTTACTTAGAGCTATTTATTTAATTGCAAGGGCTAACTATAGACAAACTTGTGTTAATCTAAAAGATGGAGTGTTAGCTGACACATGGCATGAGCTTAATAATTTCTTACGATTATGTGGAGTTGGCCTAACTGGAATTGTAAGTTGGGAACATTGTGACTCTGCTAAATCATTTAAAGGATTAAAAGAAATAGCAGTTAAGGGAGCTGAAAGTATGGCTGAAGAACTTAATATGCCAAGACCTAAAGCTGTAACAACTGTTAAGCCAAGTGGAACTTTATCTAAGATAATGGACACCACTGAGGGTGTACATAAACCACTAGGTAAATACATATTTAATAATATTAACTTTTCTAAAAGCGATCCTCTTGTAGAAAAACTAAAACAAAGTAATTACAAGGTTATGGATAATCCTTATGATGATACAAGTGTTTTAGTTACATTTCCTGTTTGTCATGATAATGTTGATTTTACAGAAGTAGATGGTAAAGAAGTAAACCTAGAAGCAGCAGTTGATCAACTAGATAGATATAAACTGTTAATGGAAAACTATGTTGACCATAATTGCTCAGTTACAATATCGTATGATAAAAAAGAAGTTCCAGCAATAATAGAATGGTTACTTAAGAATTGGGATATTTACATAGGTGTTTCTTTTCTTTACAGAAATGATCCTACAAAGTCAGCTTCTGACCTTGGTTATCCTTACTTACCACAAGAAGTAGTAACTAAAGAAGAGCACGATGAGTATGTAAAACAATTAGAACCTGTAGATATTAACTCGGCAAATTCATTAGAAGAGCTAAAAGATGATGAATGTGCAACAGGAGCTTGTCCAGTAAGATAGCTGTACTACTGGTTTTAGAAACATTTCATGGAACAATTACCTTATAAATTAGAAGATCTTATAGACGAACTTGATAAGATTTTTCCAAATGAGTGTCCAGATATAAAACTTACTGATAGAGAGATATGGTTTAAATCTGGTCAAAGGTCAGTTGTTCAATGGTTAATAACATTAAAAGAAAACGAAGAAAACAAGGAAGAATAATATGTGTGTATTTAGTGCTCCAAAGCCCCCACCTGCACCCCCACCACCCCCTCCTCTTACTGATCCATCAGATATTGAGACACCAGAGTTAGTGGATAATGAGTCACAAAAGAAAAAGAAAAAAGGAAGAAGCTCGTTGAGAACTACTGGTTCTGATACAGCACTAGGTGGTTCTTATGGTAGTGGTTCAGGTTTAAACATACCTAATTAAAATGAGTGCATCAGGCAGATACGAAAAGTTAGCAACAGAAAGAGAACTTTATCTTGATAGAGCACGAGAGTGTGCTGAGTTAACTATACCCTCTTTATTACCTTATGAAGGTTTTTCTTATAGTAATGATTTATATCAACCCTATCAATCTGTTGGCTCACGAGGTGTAAACAATCTTGCTAGTAAACTATTACTGTTATTGTTTCCACCTAATAGTCCTTTCTTTAGATTGTCTGTTGACTCAAAAACTAAAAAAGAATTAGTTAATCAACCTGGTTTAAAAACAAAAGTAGAAGATACACTTGCTAACATAGAAAGAGAAATACAAGCTGAAGTTGAAAACTCAGCTATTAGAGTGCCGATTTACGAAGCTTTAAAACATTTGATTGTAGCTGGTAATGTTTTGTTACACTTACCTAAAAAAGGTAGTTTAAGAGTTTTTCCCTTGCATTCTTTTGGTGTAAAAAGAGATCCACAAGGCGAGATACTAGAGATCATTGTAAAAGAAATGGTTTCACCAATGTCACTTGATGAAGAAATAAGGCAGCAAGCTGATATTAAAAATCAAGATGAAGACGTTGAAGTGTTTACTGTTGTTAGAAAAGATGGTGATTTCTATAATGTGCAACAAGAAGTTAAAGATGTAATTATTCCTAAATCACAAGGAAGATACAAAAAAGAACTTTTACCTTTTATACCATTACGAATGGTTAGAATAGATAATGAAGATTATGGTAGAAGTTATTGTGAAGAATTTATAGGAGACTTAAAAAGTCTTGAGGGTTTGACTGAAGCAATGGTTGAAGCTGCTGCTGCCACATCTAAAGTTGTGTTCTTAGTAAGGCCTAATGCTACCACACGAAAAAGAGACATAGCTGAAGCTGAGAATGGTGCAGTGATTACTGGTCAACCTGATGATGTACGAGTTTTACAAACTGAAAAAAGGGCAGACATGCAAGTGTCTCTTCAGGCTATTACAAGAATTGAAGAACGACTAGCATTTGATTTCTTACTTAATTCTGCAATACAAAGAAAAGCTGAAAGAGTTACTGCTGAAGAAATTAGATTTATGGCTCAAGAATTAGAGACAGCACTTGGTGGTGTTTATTCTATTCTATCTCAAGAAATGCAATTACCTATTGTTAATATTCTCATGCAAAGAATGTCAACAAGTGGTAAAATACCAAAGATTCCAAAAGACAAAGTAGCTCCAGTAATTATAACTGGTATTGAAGCTCTTGGTAGAGGTAATGATCTTAATAAGCTTAGAACCTTTATGACAGATGTTATTCAACTAGCTCAAGCTAATCCAGAAACAATTCAAAGAGTTGACTTTGGTGACTTGATAACTAGGTTAGCTACTGGTCATGGAATAGATACGTCAGGTCTAATTAAAACTGACGAACAACTAGCTGCTGAAGCTCAAGAACAGCAGCAAGCTATGCAGCAACAAATGTTAAACTCTGCTATGGAGAAAGCTGCACCTGGAGCTGTAAAAGAATATGCTAAAGTTTCAGCTCAAAATCTCCAGCAACCACAACAACAACAAGGAACTACAAATGAAACTGAGTAAGACCCTTAGTGATAAGGATAATCCAACAGAAGAAACCAAAACTAAAGAACTAAAAATTGAAGACCTACCATTATGGAATGCACAAACTGCCGAACCAGGTAAAAAGTATCGTAATGCTCAAGGCTCAATTATTGTAAAGAGTTAGTCATGGTTGAAACAGTTACAATAAAATCAGAAGAAACTACTTCCGAAAAACCTCAAGAAGAAGTTAAGGAAGAAGCAACAACAACACAAGAACGACCTGAGTGGTTACAAGAAAAGTTTAAGTCTCCTGAAGACTTAGCAAAAGCTTATGACTCACTTCAAGGTGAATACACAAAGCTTACACAAAAACAAAAAGCTGAACAACCAAAAGAACAACCAACAGAAAAACCTAAAGATGATACTTTAGAAATACAGGGTGAAAATGCAGAAGAAGCATTGGAGTCTGTAGGTTTAGATTTTGGTAAGTATTCAAATGAATATAACAGTAATGGTAGTCTTTCTGACTCAAGCTATGCTGAGATGGAACAAAAAGGTATACCAAGAAATGTCGTTGACCAATATATTGAGGGTCAAAAGGCTTTAGCTACAAATGTTCAAAACCAAGTTTACAATACTGTAGGTGGTAAAGAACAATATACAGAAATGGTTAACTGGGCGAAAGATAGCTTATCAAAAGATGAAGTTAATGCTTTCAATACTGCTGTTAACAGTTCTGATGTAGCTCAAATAAATCTTGCAGTACAAGGTTTAAAAGCTAGATATACAAGTTCAGAGGGCACAGACCCATCACTAGTTGGTGGTAAATCTGCTGTATCCACTGGAGTCGGATATGATAACTGGAGTCAAGTCACTGCTGACATGGCAAAACCAGAGTATCGTAAAGATCCAGCTTATCAACAAGAAGTTCAAGATAAGTTGGCTCGTTCCAAACTCTAATCAAAACCAACACAACCAAAACTCTCCGAGGAGAATACTTTTGCGAAGTAAGGTGTAGTTAGAAAACATTTATATTAACTTATTTTATCAAGGAGATAAAACATGACTAATGCAACAGTCTCAAGACTCGGAGCAGTTAATGCAAATGATAGTAACTTTGCTAATGCAAACTCTTTATTTCTTAAAGTGTTCAGTGGTGAAGTTATGGAATCATTTGAAAGAACTGCTGTAACGATGGACAAACATCTTGTGAGGCAAATATCCAGTGGAAAATCGGCGCAATTTCCAATAATGGGAAGATCAAGTGCTTCTTATCACACCCCTGGAGCTGAGATAGTAGGCAGTGACTTGAATCACAATGAAAAAATCATTCAAATCAATGACCTATTAATATCACATCACTTCATTGCTAATATCGATGAAGCAAAAAATCATTATGATGTAAGATCTATCTACTCACAAGAGATGGGTAGAGCACTTGCTTTCCAAATGGATAAGCACGTTTTACAAATGATGGTTGCTGCTGCAAACGAATCTACAGCTAATGTTGGTGATACAAGTTATCCATCAGGCACAGTCATTACTGATTCAGATGCGAATACTAGTGCAACATCTTTGATTGCTAGTATTTTCTCAGCAGCCGAAACATTGGATGACAACTATGTACCATCAGAAGACAGATATTGTTTCTTAAAACCAGAGCAATATTATCTTTTAGCTAATGCTACTAATGCTGTGAATGTTGACTTCTCAGGTCAAGGTTCAATCGCAACAGGACAAGTTCCTCAGTTAGCTGGTATTAATTTAATTAAAGTACCTCATCTACCAACTGCCAATGTTACTGGTACTGGTGTAGATGCTGGTGGTGCTAATGGACAACAGGTATCTGCTGCTGCAAATACAGTTGCCGTTATTTCACACCCATCTGCTGTGGGTACAGTTAAATTAATGGATCTTGCAGTCGAATCGGAATATGACATCAGAAGACAAGGTACACTAATGGTGGCAAAATATGCTGCTGGCCATGGTGTTCTTAGACCTGAAGCTGCTGTTCAGATTCAAACAGCATAACACTACTCAATTAAGGAGCATCGTAATGGTGCTCCTTTTTTTAACTTAGGAATATTTAAATGGCATTAACACCGACTAGTAAAATACAAGCTGTAAACATTATGCTTGCATCAATAGGTGAAGCTCCAGTTTCATCTTTAGATGATGCAACTCTTGCTGATGTTTCTATTGCTGAAAGTATTTTAGATGAAACAAATGTAGAAATTCAATCTAGAGGATTACACTGTAATACAGAAATAAACTTTCCTATTACTCCTAATACAGATGGAGAAATACAGTTACCTGCTAATTGTGTGAGTGTAGATACTACTGGTCAATCACTACAAACCGATGTCGTACAAAGAGGAACAAGGTTATATGATAGAGGGCAACGAAGTTTTACAACTTTCACTGGTACTCTGTTTGTTACTATGGTTTTACTCTTAGAATTTACAGATTTACCTCAACATGTAAGAAGATACATAACAGTTAAATCTGCACGAAGATTTCAAAATAGAATATTAGGATCACAAACTTTATCAGGATTTACTCAAGCTGATGAGAACGAAGCTCTATTATACTTTGAACAAATAGAAGCTCAAACACAAGATTACAATGTACTTAATGACAACTTTACCACTCGTAAGATTGTTAACAGAGGTGTACTAAGACGAGCCTTGAGGTAACCAATGCCTTTAGTCAGTACATCAATACCAAATTTAATTAATGGTGTTTCACAACAACCAGCTACATTAAGACAACTTACACAATGTGATAGTCAAATTAATGGAGTTAGTTCAGTTGTTGATGGTTTACTTAAACGACCACCAACAGAGCATGTAGCAAAAATTTCATCTTCATCATTAAGTAATGCAGCTATCCATGTTGTAAACAGAGATACAAGCAATCAATATATAGTTGTTGTTACTAGTGACAATTCAACTGCATCTGTAGTTGCCTATGACCTAAGTGGTAACTCTGTCACTGTAAACACACCTAATGGTACAGGTTATTTAGTATGCAGTAATCCCTCAACTGATTTAGAGTTTTTAACTGTTGCCGATTTTACTTTTATTATAAATAAGAAAACAACAGTTGCCATGAATACTGCTACCACACCAGGAAGTATTGATGATGAAAAAAACCAATTCTCACAGCTTCCAACTTCAGGTGTAAGTATTGGAGATATTTATAAAATTATAGGTGATCCTAGTAACGAGTTTGATGAATACTATGTAAAGGCCACTTCTACTGGTGGTGACTATGAGGAAACTGTAAAGCCAGGTATTACGTTTCAAATAAATAATACAACAATGCCACATAAACTTTCTTTGTCTGGTGGTGCATTTACGTTTGACAGAGCTACTTATGATGACAGAACTGTAGGAGATTTAGATTCAGTTCCTGACCCAAGTTTTGTAGGACAAACTATTAATGGTGTTTTCTTTCATAAAAATAGACTTGGATTTATATCCGATGAGAATGTAATTTTTAGTAGAGCTGGTGATTTCTTTAATTTCTTTCCTAGTACAGTTACAGCTTTATTAGATGATTCACCTATAGATGTGACAGTCAGTCACACTAGTGTTTCTATTTTGAAAAGAGTTATACCCTACAATGAGAGTTTATTATTCTTCTCAGATAAAACACAATTTATCTTAGAGTCTAATGGTAACCTAACACCAGAAACAATTAGTATTACTGCAACCACTGAGTTTGAGGTTGATACAAATGTACAACCTGTCGGAGCTGGTAATAATGTTTACTTTGCATATAAGAAAGGTGCATTTACAAACGTAAGAGAATACTTTGTAGACGAAGATAATATCACAAAGAATGCTGCAAATATTACAGCTCATGTTCCTCAATACATTCCGAATAATGTAAAAACAATGGTTGCATCTAATTCTGAAGATTCTCTTTATGCAATTACTTCAGGAGATGTAAATAGAATCTATGTTTACCGATGGTATTTTACTTCTGGTGAAACAACAATAACAAGAGCTAAAAAAGCTTTATCAGCTTGGTCGTTTTACGAACTATCTGACAACGATACTATTCTTAATATTGATTTATTAGAAAACACTTTGTACTTAATTATAGCAAGAACAGATGGTGTTTACATTGAGAAGATGGAGTTACAATATCCTGCTGATACTGGTTTAGATTTTAATGTAAGGCTAGATAGAAAGACTTCTCTTACTGGTTCTTATAACTCAGGTACTAACATTACGACTTGGACTTTGCCTTACCCTATTCCTACAAGTGACACAGTAAAGGTTGTAAAGTCAGGAGCTTGGTCTAGTAGAAAAGGTGTTGATATTCCTACACTAACTCGATCTACAACGACAACAGTTACAGCTACTGGTGACTATAGTGCATCGGCAGCTCTAGTAGGTATTCCCTATACATTTACTTATCAATTCTCACAACAACATGTCAAAGAAAAGAATGCTACTATAACAGTCAACTCTGGTAGGTTGCAGTTAAGAACTATGAGTATTGACTATGAAAACACTGGTCACTTTGTAATTAACGTAACTCCTAAGTCTAGGACTGCTAGTAGTTATGAATTTAATGGAATTATTGTTAATGAATCCGATAGTTTAATCGAAGAGGTTAGACTTGATGATGGTACATTTAGATTTCCTATTCTGTCTAAAAATGACAGAGTAACTATATCAATAACTTCTGATAGTTATCTTCCTTGTGCTTTTCAAAAAGCTGAGTGGGAGGGTTTCTATACTATCAGGTCACAAAGAATATAATGGCCGAAGTAATAGAAGCAACTAAAACTCATGCTGTAATATTAGCTCCTCGTTTAAGAAGAGAAGATGTTGAAGAGATACGAGCTATGAATGGTCATAAACCAATCGATGCTTTAATGGGAGCATTCAAAGCTCCTAATGCTAAAGTGTACACTATTGTCAATGGTAATGAGATTATAGGAATGTTTGGTGTTTCTGATTGTGTTAATGGCACTAACTATGGAGTGCCTTGGATGTTAACATCATCATCAATAAAAAGTATATCAAAAGAATTCTTAAGAGAGTGTAGAACGTGGGTAGATCACTTAGGTGAAAAATATCCAGTCTTATATAATTTTGTTCACGACAAAAATAAGACAGCTATGAGGTGGCTACAGTGGTGTGGCTTTGATGTAAAATTTCAAAAACCTTATGGTGTTAAAAAAGAAAATTTTTATTTATTTACAAAGGAATTAAATAATGTGTGATCCAGTTGTTGCAGCAGTTTTGACAATAGGTCAAGGTGTGATGAGTTATGTACAGGCTGAGAACGAAGAAAGTGCAGCTAAAGGTAGAAATGCTACCTTACGAGCAAATGCAGATGCAGCCTATAGAAGAGACATGGCTATCTTAGATAGAAGACAACAAGAGGAAGCTGAAAAATCTGGACAAGAGTTATTTAAAGCTAAAATAGAATCTATGGAAAACCGAGCTACTAAACAAGTAAGGCTTGGTGAAGCAGGTATTACTGGTTTATCAGTAGATGCAATTTTAGCTGATACAGAAATGCAAGCTGGTATGGCTAACCAAACAATTCAAAGAAACTTTACAAGCACTGTAGCTGCTCTTAATGATGACAGAACAAGAGCTTATGCAACACTTGCAAATAGATATGCACAACAAGAACAACCAGTTGGTGGTAACATTTTAGGTACTCTTATATCTACTGGTGCATCAATAGCTGCTATTCCTGGAATAGGCGATGCACTTAAAATACCATCTATAGGTAGTACGTTTGGTAATAGTTTTGGTATGGGTAGGTCAGCGATGGTTACTTCACCTGTTATGGGAAATTTAAGACCAAGTAATTTTGGAACACCAGGAATGAATTTTGGTGGAGCTAGTATAATATAATGAGGGAAGTATAGATGGCAAAAAATAAACCAGTTGGTAACTTAAGACAACCAGGACTACAACCTCAAGCAAGACCTATAGATGCTTTTGCTGGAGGAGGTACTCAACAAGCTGGCACAGGAGCTGGTGAATTAGCAAATGCTTTAGGTGTAGCTGCTGAAGTTGCAGAAGATATTAGAAAGAGAAAAGAAGAAGAAGATTTAAGACTAGTTGATTTTTATGCCGATCAGTTTATAAAAGACAAAGAAGCTGGCTTAGCTGATAAGGTTGCAGTTGGTGAATTATTTCCAGATAAATCTAGTATTATAAAAAGTAGAATAACTGAAGCAATAGGTAAAAGATATGCTACTGAACAGGCTAGAAACATGATGGATGAATTACTAGCTGATGAAAACCTTAGATATGATAGTGATGCTAGAAGATTATTCTATGAACAGAAAAAACAAGAGTTAAGTCAAGAAATACAAAACAGACCATTTTTTGGAGCTGGTGCATTAGAGGGTTTAAACAGTGTGTTTAATCAGTTTGAGTATCAACTACAACAAGAGGGAGCTAAAGAACATTTAGAAACTTTAAAAGAAAGCTATTCATTAAAACTTAATGATGCAATGGAAGATGCTTTTCAGAACAAAACAACTTTTGATATAAAGGTGTTTGAGTCTACATTTAAAGATACAGGGTTAAACCAATCAACTAGAAAAGAATTGTTTGTAGACCAATTAACTACCAGAGCACTTCTTCAGGCAAATAAACCTGTAGATGATTTAAAATCAGCACGACCTGGAAAAACTGCAAAAGAAATTTACGAGGGAGTTGTAAAAAGTATTCCAGAAGATATGAGAGGAGATCAAGCAACAGAATTAAAATTAGCAAAATTAAAAGGAGATTTAATTAACATTACTGCTGCTAACTTAAGAGCTGCTCAAAATGATGAAGAGCAATCCTTATTTCAACAAAAACAAAAGAAATTAAAAGATTTTCTTGAAGCTGCTCAAGATCCTAAAAAATTAGAAAAGCTTCTTACCTCCCCACCAAGAGATTTTTTGTTTAGTAAAACAGAAAATGGAAATGTATATAAAACAGATACTTTTGATAACTTTCGCACTTTACAAAGTAAAGGAGCTAATCCCAACACATCAAAAATCACAAAAAATGATTACTTAAAAAGGATTAGGATAATAGGTATAGGTGGTGAAAACACTACTCAACAATTAGATGATGAGTTAGACTCTATAGCAAAAGACCCTCGTTTATCGGAAACTGATAAATTAGATTTAATTTCTAATATAGATCAATATGCAAATGCTTATTCTTTTGTTGAAAGAGAAGTAGCAACTGCAGAAAAAGAAAATTTAAAAGCAAGAGTGCAAAATCAAATAGAGCTAATACAATCAGACATTGGGTTCAGGGAAAGAACTGGTGGTAGATTTCTTGCTGCTCTAAATAATGATGACCCTCTTAGATTTGCAGAAAATAAATATGATGAATACATGTTTGAATTTATTTCAGAAGCGATAAGAAATAAACAATCAGTTCTTGATGCTGATCTAAGAGAAGCATCTAAAAGTGTTTTTGAAAAAGTACAAACTGAGTTAAAACAACAGTATCCAGTATTATTTAATGTTGAAAGAATTAAACAATTATATGATGAGGGTGAGGTAGATATACCAAACTTTAGAGATATAACTCAAGACCCCACAACAAGAAAACAGCTTATAGAATTTATAAAAGCTAATCCTGATTTATTTAAAGAATAATGGCAGAAGAAAGAAAGTTTGATTATTATCAAAAGCCAGAGGGAACTTCTATAACTGATGAAACATTAATAAACGACCCTCAGTTTGTTAAGGCTTCTAAAATTTTATTTGAAAGAGCTTTTGGAAAAAAGAACAGAGACAGTAGAAATTATCAGTCTGACGAAGATATAGCAAAGTGGGGTTTAGACCACATGGGTTTATTTAATTACAACCTCACGAGCATGGCTGTAACAGCATCAGCTATTGGTAAAGGATCAGAGGAACAAAAACAAGCTTTTCTATATGCTATGGATGCTTACGATAGTTTAGATAATTTTACTGGTTCTGGCACTGGTAGATTTCTTAAAGGAACACTATCTGATCCTACAAACCTTATTTCTTTTGGAACACTAGGTGCTGGGTTTTTTGGGAAACAAGCTGCTCGAGAAGGTATAAAAGCTAAAATAAGGTCTGTGTTAACAACTGGTACAAGCTTGGCAATTCAAGGAGCTGCAATGGGTGTAGTTGATAACACTTCAAGACAAGCTGCAAGAATTGCTGGAGAAGCTTTAAATGAAGATGGAACTATAAAAGATAGTTATGACACATCAGAAATATTAAGTGGAGCTGCAAAAGGTGCAGGTTTAAATGTTGCTTTTGGTGGGATGGCTTATGGCACGTTTAAAGGTGCAGAGCTTGGTTATAGAAAAATTAAAAGTTTAGTTTATCCAGCTAAACCTAAACCACAAACACGACCAACTTTAGACGAAGACAAGATGGTTGATCTTGATCCAGAGTTAAGAGCCGAGTTAGAAACTGCATTTGATGGAAATGGTGCTGTAAAAGATCTTACAGATTTTATTGATGATTTCAAACAAAAGATTGGTAAAGATCCAGTAGGTGTTTTAGATAACAAACAAAACTACAAAATACTTGGTGAAGCTGTTAAGATATTCAACAACCGATTAACTAACTTAGGTTTAAAAGATCCTGAGATTGGTCAAACTTTATTTCATACAGAATTTACTTCTGGTCAAGAACAAGCTCTAGCAAAGCTAATAGATAATGAAGTAACTAATATTGTAAAATTAAATTCTAAGATATCTAAAATATATCGTGATGAGGGTGATAAATTAAACTACCAAGATAGACTTGATCTGTTAGAAACTGGTCAAAATTTATATGATGCATTAGCTCCTTTAGAAGAAGCTCGAAGACATCTTAGTGAAGCATCAGGTAGAGGACTAGGAGTTAGAAGAACTTTTAATATTAAAGGTGAATTAGCTAAAGAGGATTTAAGAGAAGTAGCTATAAGAAATATAGAAGAAGCCACCCCAGATGAAGTAGATAGACTTTTAAAGTATTCTTCTGAATTATCTGGTGAAGCTATAAAAGCCGAGTTGACTTATAAAATACAAAAAGTTGCTGGTGAAATTGAGGAAGCAAGAAGAAAACAAGATTACAGTTTAGTTTCTGACAAGCTAATAGAAAGAGAAGCTTTAATACAAAAACACATGGATGAAAAGTATGGTAAGCCAGGTTTGTTTTATAAAATACAAAGATTTTTAGGCGAGTCTACAATATCAAATGTTTTAAGTTTAGCTTCTACAGTGCGAAATATTATTCCATCTATTGCCACCTACTTTATAAAACCAGTTGCTAATTATGTCTCTTCTGGTTTTGACCCTATAAAATTTAGAGGTATGGTAGCAACCTACTCAGGTCAAGCTGAAGTTTTTGCACAAGCTTTAAAAAATGCAAGGTTAGCATTTAGATATGAAAAATCTATTCTATCAGGAACTTCTGATAAGTATTTAGAAATGCCACCAATGCTTAAAAAAGGTATAAAAGGTAAAATACCAAGTATTGGTCAGATAAGAATATTTAACAGATTGTTATTAGCAACAGATAGTTTTTATGAAACATCTTTTTACAGAGGTATTATTAAGGGTAAATATACAGAAGAAGCAACTATTGAGGGAGCTTCTAAAGGTTTAAAAGGCAAAGAGCTAAATGATTTTATAGTTGAAAAAGTAGATAAGCAGATAGAGGGTGCATACTCATTTTCTATGGACTCGTTAAGAGCTGTTTTATCTGATGGTAAAAACAGAGGTCTTGAGGGAAAAGCTTTAAAAGATTGGGTTACAAATGAACTATCAAAGAACGATAAAGATCTTCTTACTGCTACAGACAACGATGCATTGGTACAAATACTGGATATGTTGTTTAAAAGAAACTTTTCTGGTAAAGGTGGTGATGGTAAAGTTGGTAAATACAACATAAGTGCTATTGCTAAATACTACGAGGGTTTAGTTGCTCGACACCCTCTGTTTAGAGTTATAGGACAAATATTCTTTAGAACACCTATAAGACTTGCAGAATTTTCTACAAGACTAGCTCCAGGCTTGCAGTTTTTTGCTCCAAGATTTGCAAAAGATTTAAGAGGTGAAAATGGAACTGTTAGACAAGCTAGAGCTATGACAGAACTAAATTTATCTCAAATGGTAATTGGTTATGGTATGATGAAATTTATAAAAGGGGAAGCTCAAGGTGCTCCTTTTAACTGGGTTAATCAAAAACAACAAGCACAAAACCCAGAGCAAGATGACCCTTATACAATTACAATAAATGGAAAACCAAGGAACATAGCTTTGTTTGATCCTTTTGGTGCTCCTTTAAGAATGCTTTGGAATATAATGCAGTATCAAGTTGATATTGAATTAAAAAGAGAACAAGGCGAGTTTATAAATGTTGAAGAAGAGTATCAATTACTTGATGAAAAAATACATGCAACTTTTTTAGGTATTGTAAAAACATTTAGAGATATGAATTTATTAGGTGCTCCTAAAGCTATAGGAGACATGTTAGATGAGCTTGATGATACTGACTATGAATTTGGTGATGCTATGTTTGAGAGACTAAGCCAAATATCTCGACAGTTTATTCCTTTTGGTGGACAAATAAAAAACACTTCTTATTTGTTTGACCCTGAGTTAGCTGACCCAGAGTACTTTGACGAGTATGCTGAATCAATGTTTAAAAGACAAGGAGCTACAAACTTTTCTAAGTCATACACTTTTTTAGGGAGACCAGCAGAAATTGTTGATTGGAAGTCATCTTTTGGACTAGAGTTTTTGGGTTATCCTAAAAAGCAAAAAATAGAAAGATACAAGAAACAGATTGAAGAGGATTTAAAAAGGCAAGGTAGAAAAGTTACCAAAAAAAGAATAGATCAAATTTATAAAAAAGAAGCAATAGTACACGATTATTTTTTAAATGCAGCTAAAGGTGCTGGCACTGCTTTTCAATTAAAACCAGAGTCTTCTATGTTGCCTGGTGTAAGATTAAATACAGTTGAAGTTACAGTAAGACAATATGACAAAACTCTAAAAAGAAGTGTTGAAGTACAAGGTAATCTTTGGGATTTAGTTGTTCAACAAATGAGAGATAATGGTCTTACTGATTTACTTTTTGATATTGCTGCTAATAAAGTTCCAATAGGAAGTGAAAAAGCAAAAGGACAAGGTATTACTGAAACTAGGTCTGAACTAGCAGACATTAAAAAAGATGCAATAGAAGATGTGTTATCAAGAATTGTAACCAATAAAAAAGCAACAAAAACAACAAAACAAACTCAGACTGGAAGTGATTTAATAGGATTGCTTAGATGGTATGAGGAAACAAAAGAGGATATGAAAGAAACTACTATTCCTCCTCTTGATATAGACCTAAAAGATTATAAACAACAATAAGGAAAAACTATGGCATTTGCTTTAAATCGTTATACTGGCAATAACAGTACCACTACATTCAGTGTACCTTTTAGTTACCGATCAACTGATGATGTTATCGTAAAGGTTGATGGAGTAACCAAGACAATTACAACTCACTACACTTTTCCTAGTTCTAATCAAATACAGTTTGGAACACCTCCAGCTCAAGATGCCATAATAGAAATAAGAAGAGCTACAAGTCAATCTACAAGACTCGTTGATTATGCTGCTGGTTCTGTCTTTAAGGAATCAGATTTAGATAACGATAGTATTCAAGCTTTTAATATGGCTCAAGAGTCTATTGATATTGCTGGTGATGCTTTAGTAAAAGATAGCACTGATCAATTTGATGCAACAAGCAGACGTATTAAAAATGTTACTAATCCATCAGCAGCTCAAGATGCAGCTACTAAAAGTTATGTAGATGCTAATGGAGCTACTGTAGCTGTTGGATCTGTAACGACAAACACTTTGAGTGCTGGTAGTAGTGCTACAGTTGCTATTACAAACTCAGGTACGACTCAAGCTGCTACTTTAAATTTCACACTTGGCATTCCAGTTGGTAACACTGGTGCACAAGGAAGTGCAGGTGCTGATGGTGAAACTTCACTTGCTGATGCTACAGCATTGGCTATTGCTTTAGGTTAAAGGAGAAAACATGGCAAATACATTTAAAATAAAAACTAAAGCTGCTGTATCAAACAGCTCTTTAGCTACAGTTTATACTGTACCGAGTGCAACTACTACGATTGTTTTAGGAATGTCACTATGTAATATTACTAGTAATGCAATCACAGCAGATGTGCAACTGGTTTCAGATACATCTGATACAGAAACAAATGCTAATATCTTTTTGTTAAAATCAGTAAGTATTCCAGCAAATACAACATTAGAAGTGTTTGGTGGTCAAAAGTTAGTATTACAAACAACCGATGTGGTTAAAGCTCAAGCATCAGCAGGATCTGCTTTAGACATGTCAGTATCAATCATGGAGCAAACATAGAATGCCTTATCTGGGGTCAGCACCAACAACATCGTTTCAGACACTAGCTAAACAAGATTTTTCTGTAAGTGCTACAGCAAATTATACGTTATCTAATTCAGTAACAAGTGCTAATGATATAGCTTTGTTTATAAACAATGTAAGACAAGAACCTACTACAGCATATTCGGCAAGTGGTACTGCTTTAACATTAACAGAAGCAACAGCAGGTTCAGATGATATGTACTGTGTATATTTAGGTAAAGCAGTAGGAACAATAAATCCTGCAAGTGGTAGTGTGGGTTTAGCACAGTTATCAGCAACAGGTACAAAAAGTAGTAGTACATTCTTAAGAGGTGATAATAGTTTTGCAACTCCTGTAAGTGGAGATAAATTTTATTCAGAAATGTTTATTGCAGTTGAACAACAAGCATATAATACAGCTGCAAGTCAAGGTTCTTCTGCAGGAAGTTATGTAAAATTAGGAATCAATACTGTAATGAGAAACGATATTACAAGTGCTTCTTTAAGTTCTTCGGTTATATCTTTACCTGCAGGAACTTATTATACTGAAGCATTTACTCCAGCAAATAAAGTTGAGTATTGTCAAGCTAGACTTAGAGACACTACTAATTCTACAAGTTTAGTTTTAAGTTCTGTGCAAAGATTTGTTACATCTTATACTGTGCATGGATTTCTACATTTAAAGGGACATTTTACTTTAAGTGACACAGCAAATATAGAATTTCAAGCTGTTGGAAGTGCAACAGATAGTAATGGTTTTGGTAGAAATTGTCCGACAGGAGTGTCAGAAGTATCAAATCATGGAAATATTATGATTATAAAGGTAGCATAATGGCTTGGGTTAAAATAGATAAGAATATAGTAATACAAAAACAACCTTATAAAGAAGATGGATTTGTAGAAGTTTTGGATTCTGTAGTATGTGGTCAAATAAAACAAAGTGATGGCTCTTTTGTTAATCCAACTCCACGAGAGTTGACATATGCAGAAAAGCGAGAACAAGAATATCCATCTATACCAGACCAATTAGACGATTTATATCATAATGGAATAGATGGTTGGAAAAAAACAATAAAAACAGTTAAGGATAAATACCCAAAGGAATAGATTATGCCATTAAGTAAAATATTAGCAACTTCATTATCAACAGGTGTTGGAGGAAAACTATTGAGTCACAAAATTACACAAATAACAGAAAACTCTGAAAGGGCAAGTGCAACTTCCTATGCAGATGATTTAGATTTTGGTAGTTTTACACCATCAAGTTCAAATAGTATTGTTCTTATATCTGGTGTTGCAAATTTTGATGGTGGAACTAATACATATTTATTTTATAAATGGGTAATAGATGGTTCTGATTTTTTATCAACAACATCAACTACACCAGTAGCTACTCATATTTTTTACAATAGTACATCATTAAATAATAATGCATATATGCCTTCAACAATATTTACAAGTATTACAAATACTGATGGTTCAGCAATACCAGTTAAATGTCAAGGTAAAGTTTCAAGTGGAGGCAACAATACAGTATTACGAATTAATAGAAGTAATAATAATAATTACTCAGGCTCACCTAGTACAGTTATTTGGTTGGAGGTAGCAAACTAATGCCCTATATTGGAAATCAACCTATAACAGGAAACTTTATAAAGCTAGACACTATATCTGTTGTTAATGGTCAAGCTGCCTATACTATGCAGAAAGACTCTGTTAATTTTAGTCCTGCAAGTGCAAATCAAATGCTTGTAAGTCTTAATGGGATAATACAGAATCCTAGTTCTTCATTTACTATATCAAATCATACAATTACTTTTGCTAGTAATCTTGTTACAGGTGATTCTATAGATTTTATTTTAGTATTAGGTGATGTTTTAAATGTAGGAACACCAAGTGATAACACAGTTACGAATGACAAGTTAGCTACTGCACCGACTCTTATATCAAAGGGAGCAGGTGGGGAAGGTGGAGCAATACAATTAAACTGTGAGGTGAACAGTCATGGAGTAAAGTTAAAAAGTCCAGATCATTCAGCAGGACAAAGTTGGACATTGAAGTTACCAGATAATTCACCTACAGCAGATAAGTTTCTTAAAGTAAAAAGTATAACAGGTAGTGGTGCTACAGCAGTAGGACAAATGGAATTTGCTAGTGCAGGTGGTTTAGTTAAATTAAAAACAACAGATGTTACATCAGCACAACCACTTGTTACATTTGACAATACAGTTTTTACATCAACATATAAGAGTTATTTAATTAGAATTAACGATTTTGTTTTATCAACAAATACGAATTTTAGATTTGCTGACTCACCTGATAATGGTTCAACATTTTCTTTTACAGGTAATGGAGGTTATTTTTATAGAACAATCGGAAGTGGTACAGAAGCTGGTGCCGCATGGTCTGCAACTACGAACTATTACGAATTTGGTGGTTGGAATCATGATGCAACAAGCACAATAAAAACTAATTTTTTAGAACTTCAATTACCATATTTTACACAAACACAAAATAATAAAATGTATCATGGCACATATATACATCAGAACAATAATGGTTCTGCATATTATATATTTTTTGGATTTCAAAGCTCACTTACAACAGCACAGAATTATATTAAGTTTATGGGTGCAAGTGGTAATATAACAAAAGGTCAATTTACAGTTTATGGAATAGTAGAATAAAGAAAGGAGGTAAATATGTCTATTTATAAAACTAAAATGGTTAATGGTGTTGAGGTAAAACTTACTGCTGACGAAATCAAAGAACTTGAAGCTAGAGATAAAGCTTGGGCTGATGGTGAGTTTGATAGACTTATGGAAAGTATTCGTGAAGAAAGAACTAATCTATTAGCAGAATGTGATTGGATGGGAATGTCAGATGTAACTATGTCTGCCGAGTGGAAAACTTATAGACAGAAGTTAAGAGATATAACTAAAGATGTAGATACAGTTGATAAAGCTAAAGCTGTTACTATGCCAGAGAAACCATAGGTAGATGGCAAGGACAAAAAAAAT